CCCCCGGCCTTTCTTTTTTTTGTCTTCAGCATTCGTTCCCATGAAACGCAAACCAAAAGCACCTACCATTGAATCGGGCATCGTTTTTTGCTCGATTGATGCCTCAGCATGGGCCGGCGATGAGCATGGCCAGCGGGTTCACCTGATCCCTGTTGATGCAGATGGAAACATTGTTGGTGTTGATGGGCGGCACTGGAAGTTAAACGCTGAAAACATCATGGCCAGTGCTCGCTCCACCAAAACAGATATCCCCGTTGATTATCATCATGCCTCACTCTCTGCACAGAAGACCGGCGCGATGGCACCAGCTGCAGGCTGGATTAAGCCGGCATCTATTGAGGCCAACAGTGATGGCATTTTTGGCATTGTTGAATGGACAGATATCGCACTAAATCAATTGAAACATCGTGAATTTCGTTATGTGTCCCCTGTTTTTACCCACACCAGCGGTAATGAAACGGTAGCACTGAAGGGTCTTGCACTGACCCATTACCCCAACCTCGGTGATCTGGAGCCGGTGGCAAATTCAAAACAAGAGGAGAACAAGATGGATGAAATCATCGAAGAGATTCGCGAAGCGTTGAATCTCCCTTCCGCATCCAATGCGGCAGAAATCAAGGTGGAGCTGGATAAGCTGTTCAGTCGCGTCGGTGTGTTGGCTGCCAATAGCGATGCCTCACTGGTGGATCAGATCGGTCTGATTGACACACGTATTCATGCAGCCGAGACGCTTGCCACTGCGGAAAATAGTCAGTTTGATCCTGCTGCATTTGTACCACGTGCAGAGTTCGACCGCGTGGATGGTGAGCTGAAGACTGTGATGAATACCCAGGAGAACGCGCGGGTAGAAACAGCAGTCAACGCAGCACTGACCGCCGGCAAGATTACGCCGGCATCGCTTGCCTGGGCAAAAGATCTATGCCGCACCAATCCGGAGAGCTTTGCCAGCTTTGTTGCAAATACGCAGCAGGTTATCCCTATGGGTGAAGATTCACACAATGCGGCCGGCGGTAAATCGGCACTTACCGATGAGGAAGTGGCCGTATGCTCACAGCTGGGCCTGTCCCCGGAAGATTTTCTAAAAGCAAAGAACGAGGAGGATAAGTAACATGGCATTAACAGCAGATCGAAATACCGTGGCGCGTGATGGCAATCAGATAACATTAGCTGTTGCCGCTGGCACCATTATCTATGCAGGCGCCCTGGTCGCCCGTAATGCAGCTGGCAACGCTGTCCCCGCATCGAACACAGCCGGACTGGCTGTTGTGGGCATGGCTGAAGCACAGGTGGATAACTCAGCAGGCGCTGCTGGCGACCTGAATGTGACGGTGCGCCGTAACAGGGTGTTTCGTTTTACCAACAGTGGCACCAGCGCACTCACCATCGCCGATATCGGAGCCAATGCCATTGTTGAGGCGGATGACATCGTCGCCAAGGCAGCTACCAACTCCATCGTCGCAGGCAAGATTATGGATGTCGATGCCGGTGGCGTCTGGATCGAAGTTAAGTAATTGCTGCCCTGTCATCCCCGCGAAGGCGTGGGTCGGGGAACCATTTAAAATAAAACAAGGAGAAATAGATATGCATAAATCAATCCGAACAGTCGGCATTTGGGCAGTAGCCCTGGCAGTCTGTGTTATGGCATCCGCCGGCGGCGATCTGGCCTTTGCCCAGGCCCTCGATATGAATACAGCGGCCAGTCTCGCCTTTGGCGGTCTGGTTGTTAATGCGGCAACGTTGAAGGCTGCACAGACATCATTCCAGACCTTGTTCCAGAAGGCGTTTGATAAGGTTAAGCAGACCTACCAGACCATTGCTATGGTTGTACCATCGACCACATCAATGAACTCATACAAGTGGCTTGGCCAGTTGCCAGGCATCCGCAAATGGTTGGGCGATAAGGTAGTTCATAACCTGACAGCGCACGGTTACTTTCTGGAAAATGAAGACTTTGAACTGACTATCGGTGTTAAGCGTAATGACATCGAGGATGATCAGTTGGGTGTTTATAATCCTCTGATGTCCAATCTGGGTGATGCATCTGCCCGCCATCCTGATGAGCTGGTTTGGCCTGCGCTGGTAGCTGGCTTCACGACAGGCAAGGGTTTTGACAATGTGACGTTTTTCAATGTGGCCCATCCAGTCAATGGTATTGATGCTCAGGACGGTACATTTACCAACCGCCCTGCCGCACTGGGTGCTGCTGAGCCCTGGTTCCTTGTTGATGATACACGTCCGATCCAGCCGATCATCTTCCAGGAGCGCGAAGACTATCACTTTGTCTCTCAGACCGATCCGCAGTCTGACGGCGTATTCAGCCGCAAGGAATTCCTCTACGGCGTTGAAGCACGTGTCACCGTTGGCTACGGCCTGCCACAGCTGATCTATGGCTCACGTGAAGCACTTACAGCCGCCACCTATAAAGCTGCACGCCTGGCACTGGCAAACCAGAAGCGCATTGACGGTGTTACCCCGCTCGGTGTCAATGGTACCAAGTTGATTGTCGGTGAAGGCAACTTCGAAGCCGCCAACACCCTGCTGACCAATGACCGTGATGCAGCCGGTGCCACCAATACATGGAAGGGCACAGCCAAGCTGGAAAAGATCGATCACCTGACAGGCGTATAATGGTAAGGGCAGGCCGTGTGCCTGCCCTCTATCCACCTCCCTTTAATGAATAAACCAAAACGTACAGGAGAAGAATGCATGGCAATCAAGATTAAAATTGAACCCACAAATGGCCTTTCTATTCCCGGTGTCGGCCACCTGCCCAAAGGTGAGCATACCGTGGATCTGACAGCTGCAGACCTGGAGGGCGCGGAAGGCGTCAAGGTTTTAACAAAGCCTGCAGAGCCCAAAAAGCCCGCTGCACCTAAGAAGCCTGCAGCAAAGCCAGCGGCTGACGCTGCGACAGATCAACCCAAGTAACCGGTAACAAGCAGAGAGGGAAAACGGGCGGGGCCAACGCCTCGCCCATTTTTAACAAAACAACAGCCAGGAGGAGTCATCAGTGCCATATTCAACTTACGCAGATCTGATTAAAGCGCATGACGAGCAATTCCTGATCCAGCTCTCGGATGATAACGGCGATAACATTGCCGATACAGCGATCACCGATGAAGCCATCAGCCGCGCAGATGCAGAGATTAATGCACGCGTAGCCAAGCGCTATGCGGTACCAATGAACCCGGTACCGGCATTGGCCACCAGTATATCTGCAACCCTTGCCATTGGCTTTCTATACAGCCATAGAGGCATGGATAAGCCGCAGTCAGTAACAGATGATGTCAAAGCAGCCATCGCCCTGTTGGACCGTATCGGCGATGGCAAAGCCACCTGGGGTGAGGCGAATGAGCCCGCAGCTGATCAAGCCACGCTGGATGTGCGCATTGTCAGTCAGACCAGAGTCTTTGATCGCACTAGCATGAAAGGTTTCTAGTTATGACGATCGCCGTCCTGCAGCTCACTGCAATCTCCACGCTGTTGAAAGCGGATGTCTCTGCCTTCAAGTTGGTTTCGGGTGCTGCCGATCTTGAAAACGCATTAAGCGGCCGCGTGCGGGCCCTGCCAGCCTGTTTTATCGTGCCACTGAAGGAAGATGCCGGCGCCAATACATCAGGCACGATGGTGATCACCCAGGATATTGTTGACCGCTTTGCTGTTGTGTACGCAGTCAAAGACCTGGCCGATCCGCTGGGCGTTGCTGCTATCGATGGATCGTTGCGGGACCTGCGCCTGGCCACATTGAATGCGCTGGTTGGCTGGGTACCGGCCTCCGGTTTTGATGTCTGCGAATACGATGGCGGGTCACTGATCCGGATTGAAAGCGGAACAATATTCTGGCGCGACCGGTTTCGCACCAGCCACATTAATGAGATATAGGAGTTAATCATGGGACGTGCAGGCGGCAGTTACGAAATGCAGAAGAACGGCAAAAAGAAGCTACTGGAGCAGACCAGGGAAGCTGATGCGGATCCTGTCACAACCAGGTTGGAAAAAAAGGAAGTAACCGATAAGGCCGCGAAAAGCGCCACCACCACGAAGGAGGCATAAGTCATGTATATCGCAAAGAAAATGGGAATAGCGGTAGCTGTTGAGGCCATCTACGGCACCGATGAGGTGCCTACAGCCGCATTGAATGCCATCCTGGCTGAGAATGTGAAGGTTACTCCGCTCGAAGGTGATGAGATCGTTGAAGAGCATGTTCGCCCGGGTGGCTTTGGCGGCTTCATGAAACGGTTGATCAATAAGCGCATCCAGATTGATTTCGATATCAGGTTGCGTGGTGCCGGTGCAGCCGGTGGTGTGCCTGCTGTTGATCCGATCCTGCGTGCAATTGGCTTTGCTGCAACCAACAATGTTGGTGTTTCAGAGGTCTATAATCTGGTCAGCCAGTCCTTTGAATCCGATACGCTCTATCTGTTCCGTGGTAACAGCACCAACGGTATTCGTCATCGTCTGACCGGTGGCCGTGGTTCATGGAAGTTTGGCCTGGACTCCAAAAAGCATATGATGATCAGCATCAGCATGCAGGGGATCTATAATGATCCAACCACCGTCGCCATGCCCACCACATTCGACTTCACTGGCTTTACCGCTGTGCCGATCGTGCCGGTCAACAAGGCCAATACGACGTTCACGCTGGGTGGCGTTGCCGCTGTATTGGAGAAGCTCGATATCGACTCCGGCTATACACTGAGCCACAACGCTTATGTCAATTTTGAAGGTGTGGAAATCACCGACCGTAACGTCACCGGATCGGCAACCATTCGCGAACCACTGCTGGCCACGACCGACTACTTCAGCACGGCCTATGGGGCTTCGGAAGTGATGGTGCTTGAAAACGGACTCACTGCCGGCCAGATCATCCGCATCGATGCCGCACGTGTTCAGCGCGGAAAGCCATCCCCGGGTGATTCAAATGGCGTTTCCAATCTCTCCATTCCCCTGTCGTTCCTGCCATCTGATGCCGGTGATGACAACGATATTATTCTGACGTTCAAGTAAGGGGTCGATATGTCATTTATTATTGATGAAGTGAAGAAAGTAACATGGCCAGTCGTTATCTGCGAGCCATCGAATGGCGGCAAGGTACAGCGCCGCAAGATCGACATCGATTTCCTGATCGAGGATGCTGAAGAGTGGAATGGATCCGGTGAAAGTGTTGCTGAGGTTCTAACTCGTGTCGTTGTCGGATGGGATCATATCCAGGCTGCAGACAAGTCACCGGTTGAATTCAACGATGAAATGCTGAAGCAGCTTTTGAAATTGCCGTATGCAAAGTCTGCAATCTGGGAGGCATACACATCAGAAGTACTGCCTGGAGCTGCTTCAAAAAACTGAAGGACGCCGCAAAATACTGGGTCAACCAGAGCCGCAGCGGCGGCGGTGAAGATACGGTAGCTGAGGATCTGGCTATCATGGGGGTGCCGGCTGATGTTATTGCACAGTTTGAAGATGCTGTTGAAGATGAAGATTTCAGCATCTATCCGGAGAATTGGGCCGCAATCAACCTGTTTATGCAGCTCGATACCAACTGGCGAAACACCCTAATCGCCACGCCTGCCGGCATCGTAAGCATGCGCGCTGGCATTGATTATACATCACTGGAGTCCTTGATGCGCATGACCGGCATAGAAGACATGAAAGATACATTCTGGCGGGTCCGCACAATGGAACTGGCCGCACTGGAGGCGATGAGCTGTGAATGATATGAAAGTCGGCATTACACTCGCTGCTGATGGCTCACAGCTTAAAAGTGAAGTCACTGTATCCTCGGCTGAATTCGATAAGCTCAAGAAATCAGCAGTCGGTGCGGGCGAATCCGCTGCAGGTGCTTATCGCAAGCTCACCGCAGCCCAGTCAGATCACTCCCGCAAAGCATCAGCCTATGATGCACTGCAGATCCGCAGCAATCGCGAGATATCACGCGAAATCGCTCAGGTTCAGGCGGCGTATAAGAGGCTGTCTGCTGCAGGGTCCTTATCCGCCGGTGAGCTGGCGCGGGCATCGGTAGCAACAAAACATCGAGTGGCTGAATTAAAGACAGAGTTAAAGGGAGCAACCAACGAAACCAATTCATTCAGTTCGAGTGTTAAAGGGCTGATTGGTATATCTGCTATATTTTATGGCTTAGCGCGTGGAATAAAAGCCTCTGAAGATGCATTGATTCGCCAGAATTCAGCGATGCTCGGGTTATCATCTGTTGCCAAGCATCTGGGTCTCGATATTAACGATACTTTATCGTCATCACTGCAGTTATCTGCAGACGGCATGATGACTAATTCCGAAGCGGCTAAAGCATTACAAAACCTGTTAACACGTGGTTTCGGGTTGCCGGAAGCGGTTCAGATGATCAACATGTTTCGTGATTCAGCTGCATTTGGCCGTCAGGCATCACTTGGTTTCGGTGAAGCTGTTGTATCGGCCACCGAAGGTATCAAAAATGAAAACAGTATCCTGGTTGATAATGCAGGCGTAACCAAAAATGTGTCTGTCATGTGGAAAGAGTATGCAAAACAACATGGCTTGCAGGTAAACAACCTGACGATCGCGCAAAAGAGACAGGCAGAATACAACGGGATCATGCGCGAAACAGAGGCGCAGATAGGTAATGCCGCCAAGGCATCCGATGGGCTGCAGGGCGCACAGGCAAGAATGAACAAGGCTACAGAAGATGCGGCAGTAGCATTTGGCCAGGCATTAACCCCCGCCCTGACTGCTTATTATAACGCTGGGACCTTGCTGATGGGCAATGTCAAAGAAATCGCCTCCTATTTGCCGGAATTTGAATTTGCTCTTGCAGCGGTATCTGCAAAGTTCCTGCTCGGCAAGATTGCCGCCCTCGATTACGCTAAATCAGTAGCTGCAGCACAACTTGCCAGCGCATCTCTTTTGCGCACGTTGGGTCCGCTGGCTGCAGCCTTTGGCCTGTTTGAAATAGGTAAATCGGCGCTTGATGCTTATGAAGCCGCCCAGTTACGAAATACCGCAGTCACGAATAGCGCGATAGCGGCTCAGAAAGCATATGCTGAAACACTGATCCCCGCTCGTGAGGAGTTGCGCGCTCTCGGTATCGATATAGACAAAGTAAGAATAGACGATCTAAAAAGGATCAAAGAGGTACAATGGGCGCTGAATGCTGCCCGGAAGGAAAATAATAGATCTAAAGCCG